GCCGAATGTCTTAGCGCCAATACCAGTGGTCGCTAAAATGCCTGTGGGTTGGTTGCTTGATCCAGTGCCAGCAAGAGCAGATAGATCAATTGCCATAGCCAAGCGCATTGCTAGGTCGTTGCGAACAAAACCTTCAATGTCGATTGAGCTTTGTAGCAACAATTTACGAGAAATGTCAGAGAATGCGCCAACTGTCTTAGGTGACATTGTGACCTGATCGAATGCGGCAGCGGACTCAGTAACAGCGCCAGACTCAGCAACCCAGTAAGCCGTAGCTCCGCTAGTTTGGCGAGGAATCGCTACATTACCGTTGAGATCACGAAGCATGGTTGCGCCCATGCCAGCAACGACCATTGCATTTTCTAAACTATCAATAAATGATTGCGCTAGAAGATCAGTTGAAACAGTATTACCGCCAGCGGTTGCCGTTCCTACGTTTAGATCACGCTTTAAAACGTCACTTGGTACAAACAAACCTTGAGCAGTTCTGCCCATGTGATCCGCTGCGGCGCGAGAGGCTTCAAATTCAAACGCTGCATCTTCTTGAGCGCGGCGATCACTTGGGTTAGCTAGTGCATGAATTGCCTTCATAAAAGAGAAATTACGCACTTCTTTAGCAGATAATCCAATGTCTGTGCTTTGGCTTACTACTGGTTGAGCAGTGCCAATGGTTTCTAACAACTGAGCGCGGAATGAATCTACAGATTTCCCATCATTAATAAATGAGCGAGCCATTTCCTGTTGGTTGTGTAAATTGCCAGCCGCTTCAATGTTTTGAATACGATCAACTTCACTACGGCGAGCCGCTTCTACTTCTGCACGAACGTCTACAGTTGGTGCTTCTACTACAATTGGTGTGTCCATGATTAATGGTTCCCTGATAATTTCTTTAACTTCAATTAATGTTTTGTGATTACTATCTTCTGAACGTCCAATGCCAACTGAGGCATCAGCGGGTATGGATACGATTGAAACTTCATAAGGCTCCCAATCTAATGCACGATAAGACTCTTCACCTTCTTTCTCATCCTCCATCACCATGCGGTGTATGCGATAGCCCACCGAAATGTGCTTGCGTATACCGTCTTGAACATCATTGAAGATTTCTGTTGCTCGCGCGCTATTGCCAAAGCGCACCGTTGCGCGACCTACCCTATCGCTATCAATAGAAACCGTTTCAACTACCCCCACATGATCTGAGGGATCATGGTCTACTAAAACAGCCCCGCCACCATTTAGCCTGCCAAGGCGAATAGCTTGAGGATTGTGGTCTAGTATTTCGCTGCCGAACCATCTTTCAACTGGTTCCTCAGAAGAAAAAGCAAGGTCAACAGTTCGCGTTTCAGTGTTGATTGCTTCTCTATCTAAATTAAATGTGCGGTATAAATTACCTGTTGCGATTTCACTCATTATTATCGACCTCTTTATTCGGGGTGAGAATATCGTTAGGGGTTAATCCGAAGCTTTCCAAAACTGCTAATTCAGCTTTTCTTTCGGCGCATACATCAATAAAATTTAACCCCGCAGCGGCACATATTGACGTTAGCGTACCTGTACCCATCTCAATACTGAGCTTATTAGCCTGCTGATCTTTGAGCGGGTCTACCCATGCCCACCCTCGCGGTTGCCAATTAACTTTAGTAAACTTTTTAAATTTCTTTTCGGGTAATTTTAGCTCTTGGGTTCTCAATGCTGAGGATAGCCAAGCCTGATAAACGGGTCGATGTAACTGGTCGGAAACCCATTTTTGTAGGATTCTCCAATGTTCTCTTTCTTCAAGAACACCACTTCGTATAGAGCTAAAGTTAACCCCTTCTAAATCATTTGCTAAACCGTTATAAGCCACGTTAAGCCCACTAGACGCGCCTCTCAGTACAGTTTTAATAAACACTTGATAGGCTGAATTTGGGTGGCTAGGGTCAAATGTCTGTACGCTCATGCCTGCTGGAAGCTGTTCAAAGACTCCTGGCTCCATATCTGTAACAAGATTGCCAGATTCATCTTCCTCACCTACATAAGCATCAGAGTCGGGAGAGGTATAAAAGCCCATTTTGCTCGCGCCAATTCTTGCCGCAATTAGCTCGGCCTCTTCATATCCCGAAACCATATTTAAACGCTTCATAGCGGTATTCATCCAAGGAACGCCGCGCAACTGACTCGCTCGCTCAGTAATGAACAAATGGCAAACATCATTCGCGGGAACTCGGTTGTACTTTCGGCCCTTGTGCATGATGGATGTTTCATTCGGGTGATCGGTCAATAAATGGTAAGCCACTGGCGCATTCCACTCATTCACTTCAACCGACATAATGATTCGATTTCCGTTGGTTAATGTGAGGTTGAAATCTTCATCTAAATGATCCGCTTCAACAATCTGAACAGCAAAGCCAAAAGCGTTATTGAAGCCTCTAACTTTTATTACCAAAACTTCACCATCTCTCGCGCAGCTTTCCACCACTAGGCGCTGAATATCCACCCAAGATAGACGGCCCGTTACGGAACAATTTTCTGGCAAACTCCACTCTTTAAACGATGCTTCAATTGCATCATTGTCTAGTTTGTCGAGAGAACCATCTTCTCTGGTAGATCGGGCTTGAAGTTGGATGCCATGAACGCCAACAACATTGGCTTTAACCATCTTTAAAAATTTAGAAGCGTAATCGTTGTCCATTGCCAACTGTCGTGAACGGCCTCGCATAACTCGCAGGCTCGCTTCAATTTCGCCATTAGCGGTTAGCATTGAACCTTTAAAATCTTGCGTCAAACGGTCAATAACACTTGAACCATATCTGCGGAATGAAGTTTTACGCTTTTGTTTAGGGTCTTTGTCTGGCTCTTGCTGCTTGCCCAGAAAGCTCAGGATTCCCATTTAAACAAACCTCGTTTTTATTATGCCTGAGTGACCTAGCCCGTTTTTAATGCGATCTTTTCTAACTTCACGCGCATAGTCTGCGGCGTAGCTGTCACGCCAAGCCAAAAGGTCAGGAATAGGAATTCTGCTAATTGATCGTCCAGCGATTGAATAACCCATCTGGTCTTTTGTAGCTCTTCCCGCTAGGGTCGCTCTAATTGCATCTAGGGTTATTTTTACGTCTGATCTAGGGTCGGTAATTGCGGTTACTTTGTTCGCATGAACAATAAATGTGCCGCTATCTAAAGTTAAACGCTCAGAATCAGAGTTGCGTTTAATATACATTTGCCAATGGTATCGCCCTGCAACAAACTTGGCGCTCGTTGCTGCGGGAACAACCACATGGTAATCAAGAGAAGATGCCACAGCGGTTAAGTTAATTACAGTTGACCCAGAACCTTCTAGCCGAGCCGTATAACTTAACGTGTATGAAGATGGGGAGTAATCATTGCCTAGGTCAGAACGCGCCCACGCTACTCTGTCGCCTGCCGTAAAGGTCAAAGGCTCAGTATTGATATAAGTGGATACGTCAAAAAGGTTAGCCATTAGCCGCCCATAGCATTGATTTATGCTAGGGGGGTTAGCTGTCCTGAGAATAAAACGCAAGTCACCGTATTTGAATAACTTCCTCAGTATTCATAAATTGGTAACTATCATTATCTAAAGTGTCGATAACCATTCCGATAAAGCGCAGTGTTGGCTCATGGTCATCATATAAATTAAAGCAGTATTCAGCACCTATATCTAAATCTTCCACACAAAAAACCCGCCCAGAAATGTTTCCATCAAGGTCGTTTGCTGCGTCAAGAATCCATTGGTCTTGCGTTAAATGTAGGTCAGATAAAGGCATCAGCCATTCTAGCATTTATATTTAAAATTAATTTAATTTATTTTCATTATCGACTTGTATAACTATCACAATGTGATATTATAAATACATACAAACAACGCAGCAAAAGGAACACACCATGACACAAGTTACTAAATTCGGAATTGAGATCGAAGCCATTGCTCCTAGCCACATGGGACGCGAGGCGCTAGCCGCTAGAATTTCAGAGTTAGCCGATGTTGATTGTGTATTTGAAGGTTACAACCACCGCACCCGCGCTCATTGGAAGATTGTTACAGATGCTAGCTTGAGCGGTGACGGCGTTTGTTTTGAAGTTGTTTCTCCAATCTTAGATGGTGAAGATGGTTTAGCCCAAGTGACTCGCGTGATGAATGCGCTTGAGGCTTTAGATTGCACAGTTAATCGTAGCTGCGGCTTGCACGTTCACCATGACGCTAGAGAGTGGAACGTAAAAGAGCTTCGAAATATTTCTCGCTTATGGGTTAAGTATGAAACAGTTATTGACCAGATGATGCCACCATCACGCAGAGGCAACGCAGGGCGTTGGTGCAGAAGCAATGTTACAAGCTCAATGCCACGCCAGCTAGCCGCCATAAGCCGCTGCAACACTGTTGATGATGTGATTCAAACCATGAGCGGTGGCAGCCGCTACGTTAAGTTAAATCTTCACAGCAAGCTAGTTCACGGCACTGTTGAGTTTCGCCAGCACAGCGGCACAGTAAGCGCAGAAAAAGCAGTAAATTGGATCAAGCTGACCGCTGGCTTTATGCGTAGCGCAGAGCGCGCCACTAGAATTAACGTAACAGGTACAGGCAAATTTGAGAACCTTGCCAAGATTGGCAAAGATCGTATGTTAACCAAGTATTTAAAAAACCGCCGCGCAGAAGTGGCATAACGGGAGAGTTATTATGGGCAAGCTAAAAAATTTACAAATAATCAAAAACGAGGAATTACCAATGACTAAATTATATTTTGCATACGGCGCTAATACTGACATGGACAGCATGGGTATGCGCTGCCCAAATGCCAAGCCAGTTGGCAGAGGTACGCTTTGGGATTACATGCTAGTGTTTCGCCGCGTAGCTGATATTATCCGCAATAATGACCATGTTGTTCAAGGCGGCTTGTGGGAAATTACTCCTGAGTGTGAGGCTTCGCTAGATCGCTTTGAGGGCTTCCCTAACTTTTACACCAAGCGTGAGGTATCTGTTGTTGTTAAAGGTTCTGACCGCCCAGTAAAAGCTATGGCTTATGTGATGAATACAGATGATACGCTATTCACACCACCGCCTAGTAGTTACCATGCTACTTTACAGCGTGGTTACAAGCACTTTGATATTGATTATCAACAGCTTGCCGAGGGTGTTGAGCGCAGCAAGGTTGACGACTTGCCTGAGTTCAAATTTGATGAGCCAAACGATGATTTTTATTATGACCAAGCATAGTAATAACGCAGAGTTTTTTAGCTTACTAAAGCTACATAACTTGAGCAGCAAAGCAGTAGTTGACCTTTACGCCAGTGACGGCGTGAAGGTTAGCCGCAGCACCGTTGAAAAGTGGAGGCTTACAACCAAGGATGCTAGGAATATGCCAGATGTATCACTGGCACTATTAAAGAGAATACTGGCTGAACAAT